GTTATGGATCGCGCCAAAACAGGCAGAGGGGCGCGAACAATGTCATCGCGATAGACTGGAGCGTAAGCCTCTACGTTCCAGCTTGTGGCCAATTACAACGTAGACATTGCGGTTGCGGTACGCAATCTGGATGCGTTGAAGGCGTTCAAGCGTGAACTAACTTCTGTTGAGCGTGCAGTAGATGATTTCAATAACAAAACGCTTTCAGTAGACGAAAGAAAGCTCAAGGCAATCGCAAGAAAAAGAGAAGACGCTTCGTTAAAAGCTTTGCAGCGAGTTGCTGCTGCTGATCTTAAAGCGCTTGAAAGTCTTGCAAAGAAGGAGCAAGAGCTTGAAGACAGGTTGTTCAAGGACAAGCTGAAACAGTACGAAGAGGAGACAAAGTTACAAGAGGCACAGTTTAAAAAGCAGGTAAAAGACGAAGATAAGATTTTTAAACAACGTTTAAACAACAGGCTTGAGTTTGACAAAAAAGTCGAAGCATCGGCAAAGCTGATGATCGATGGTGTCAGAAAGGTCAACGAAGGTGCAAAAAAATTAGACGACATTCAAACGCAAAAAGAAATAAAAAACGACGATATTGTTTTCAAAGCAAAACTAGAAGCGTACGAGCAAGAAACAAAGGTCTTGATGCAAGACATTAAACGTCGCAATAAGTTTGAATTAGACGAATTCAACGACAAATTAAGAGAACAGGTAAGGGCAACAAAGGCTGCTAATCGTGAGGCTAATCGTGGAAACTCAGGGGCTGGAACTACGGCTAAGGGTCAAACCAAAAGGTTGAATGCAGCTCTAACTGCTGGTGCGTTTCCGTTGCTGTTTGGCGGCGGACCAGGTACTGCACTTGGTGGTGCTCTTGGCGGTGCAATTACGGGTCAACTGTTTGGCGGCCTAACGGTTGTCGGCCAAGTGCTCGGTGGAGCGGTTGATTCTTTTGTTGCAAAAACGTCTCAACTGGGTCAGGCATTGAACCCGCTCACCGCAGACCTTGAGGCGTTGATTGCGGCCACAGGAAATGTAAACAGCAACACGTCTTTGCTGATAAAAGAACTTGAAGCTGCTGATCTAAGCGCTGCTGCATTGACAGTCGCCACCGAGGAACTTGCGATCTTGGTGGGACGTGATGGCGTTAATGCGCTTGATGAGTTCGGTTCTGACACAGTTGCTTTGGGCAACGAGTTCAACAGAGCAATGACAATTATGGCGGCAGGTGTTGCCGGAGTTGTCAATGCTGTTGGTTTGCTAAAAGGCGCTGCTGATGCTTTTGAAAGATTTACGTTGCGGCAACAGATTCTTAGCAACATTGACAAAAACACGAAGACAGGCGAAAGGTTGCGTGCAACTTTGGCTAAAGACATCGACCCAGACACTGGTAAGCGTGCGTTTACCGATGACACATTTGAGGTTATGCGTCAAATAAATGGTGAGGGGCGAAACAGGGTAAATCAAACCGCTAGAAATCTTGCTCTTAACAGAGATGCAAACGCAATCGCAAAAGCAGAGTTTGATCTTAAAAAACAGGGCTTAGACTTTACAAACAAAGAATTTGTAAGCGATAAAAAACGAATTGCTTTGATGCAGTTTAATCAAGACATGGAGAAGATAAACCTGACTCTTGCTAACGACTTGTTGACAACGAAAGACACAACGTTGTCAAAAGACAAAGCAAGAACTGCCGCAGAGGCAGCGCGTCTTAAGTTTAATACTGCAATTTTTGAAATTGATCAAAAAGCAGCAAAAGCTATTGAAGCTCAAACAAAGAAAGAAGAAACTGCAAGCAAAAAAATCTCTGATGCTGCCAAAAGAACCGCTGACGAAAGAGCAAGGCAGGTTGACCAAGCGATGACGCTTGAAAGAGAGTTCACCTTGGAGCTAAAAAATCGTCAATCAATTTCTCAGCTCGAAACCGACAGAAACAACATTCACGCAGAGTACGAACAGCGCATGGAGCGCTTGAGAAAGATTGGAGATAAAACTCTTACGGCAGATGCCGAAAGGCTTGCGGCTCAAATTAAAACTTCAAAACTGGCTGAAGCTGAAGCCAACGCTCGTGAACGTTCTCTTAGGGCTGCAAATAGCTTGAAAGATAGTCAGGCAGGTTTTGAGATGCAGCTTGCGACGTTGCAGGCAAATGCTCCTGGACAGTTTGGCGGAGTGTTTGGTGGCTCGCAACGAACGGCCTTCTTGGGCGGGCTTGAAATGGATTTTGAGCTGCAAAAAAGAAACAGAGAAATTGGGTTGATGCAGGACAAGGTAGCCGCTGGAACCGCTCAACAATCTGAAGTAGAAAACCTTGTTGCAGCTCGCGATCAGTACAAGCTTTATCAGGAACAAATTCTTGAAGCTACGGTTGCTCAGCAGCAATTTGCTGAAGCTTTGGCTGTAACGCGACCAGTTACCGATAGTTTGTTTGACGGGTTGATGGCAGTGGCTGAAGGAACGAAGACTGCGGAACAAGCTTTTGCGGACTTCCTTCGCGGCATTGCATCAATGCTGGTCGATGTAGCCAAGCAGATGATTGCGCAGTACATCGCGATTGGTATTGCCAGGATGTTTGCTGGCATCCCAGCGTTTAGTGGAGGAGGTGAAGCGGCAAGTAAGGTTGGAACAATTCCAAGTCTTGCTCCCAGCTTGGGTGGCGGAACTTTATCTGATCCAAAAGGATTGTTTACTCCACCGACGCTTCTTGCAGGCAGAGCCCTTGGTGGAGCGGTTGGCGCAGGTCGTCCCTACATGGTTGGTGAGCGTGGCCCTGAGTTGTTTGTTCCTGGAGCGCAGGGCAATATCGTTCCAAACAACGCAATGGGCAGCGCTAATGTGACCGTAAACGTGGATGCTTCTGGATCGTCAGTGCAAGGTGACAGTCAATCTGCTTCGCAACTTGGCAAAGCGATTGGTGCTGCAGTCCAAGCTGAGCTGATCAAGCAAAAACGACCCGGAGGCTTGCTGACACGCTGATGGCTACCTTTCCTTCAATCAACCCCACTTACGGGGCACAAAAGACAAGCCAGCCCAAGGCCCGCCGAGTGCGGATGGGTGACGGCTACGTTCAAAGATTGACGTTTGGCCTTAACCAAGACCCCAAGGTGTGGAACCTGACCTTTGAGGTGTCAGAAACCGACGCTGACACCATCGAAGCCTTTCTTGAGGCGCGTGGTGGGGCGGAAAGTTTTACTTGGTCGCCGCCTGATGAGAGCAATTCGTACAAGTGGGTTTGCCTTCAGTGGAGCAAGACGATTCCATATTTGAACCGTGCCACGATCCAGGCAACGTTCGAGGAGTCCTTTGACCTATGAGCGATATCATTATGTTTGAGGAGCTTCTCAAAAGCTCCCCATTTGCAATCATTGAGCTGTTTGAGCTGCACCTAGATCAGGCGATCCACGGCAGCAATGAAGTCATCAGGTTTTTCAACGGCGTTGTAGTCCAGACGCAGACGGGAGAGATTATCTACCAAGGGAGAAGCTACACGGCGATTCCTGTTGAGGCTGAAGGCTTTGAATACAAGGCTGGACAGGGTGGTTTTCCTCGTCCAACACTGCGCGTCGGCAACTTGTTCAGTGTTGTCTCAGCGTTAATGGTGAACGTCAATGAAACGACGTTTGGCAACGACCTAGCTGGAGCAAAGGTGGTACGAATCAGGACGCTGAGTCGTTTCCTAGATGCGGTCAACTTCGACAACGATACGAACCCTTATGGCACGCCATCTGGCGAGCAGATGCCGCAAGAGGTTTATTTCATTAACCGCAAGATCGTGGAGACCCGTGATGTTGTTGAGTTTGAGCTGGCGGCAAAACTTGATCTAGAAAATATCAAAGCACCAAAGCGTCAGTGCCTAGCCAACGTATGCCAGTGGGAATACAAGGGTGGAGCGGATGGTACTAGGGAGGGATGCAGCTGGCGTCCTGATGGCGTAATCAACGATGCCCGGTTTTACGACGAAAACGATAATTTGCTTGGTGCGGCTGCTGCAACCAACTTTTCGTACAGTACGGGTGATGAAATTCTTGCCAGCGGGGCGTCGTTGACCGCTGGTCAGTTCTTGACCTCAAGCAATGGTTGGTATCGAGCGCAGTTTGGAACTAACGGCGACTTTTTTATTTACGCCAAAAACCAAGATCCAAGCAACATTCAAGAAGTGAGATGGCGTTCAGCTACCTCAGGCAGAGGCGGAACGAGCGTCAAAATGGGTGCCAATGGTGATCTGTTTATAACGGACGGCACAACGACTTATTGGAACACAGGCACGTCATTCAGCGGAACGCCGTCAACTGTGCGTTGGGACAGCTACTTGCCTGAAGGCACTGGTGGCAGGCACGCCAGCTTTTATCACGAGATTTTTGGCAACGCAGATAACTACACAGATGACACTGTGGTGCATACGCATGATGAAACATTCACACTTGATGACGGGCGCACGATTGAGCTGCGCCTCTCTGCAAAAAGCAAAGCTCTGCCCGCAGGAGATGCCAACCTTGCTCTAGGGGTTACACGTCGTTGGGAGTCAGCTACTGGGGATGCTTTTTCTGCACCGGCCACGGTGCAAAGCAGCACAGGTAATTTCTTTGTAAACGAAACAATCACAGTCAACATCACAACTTCGTCATCTAACCCGTATGCCAACAGGACAGATGGCTTGGGGGAGAAGTTCCCTGTAATTAGCGCCGTCTACACCATCACGGCTGTGACCAATAACTATGCAGGCGCAACAGCGGTTTTGCAGAACAATGGCAACTTACAGATTATTGATACAGGCGGAACGATTTTGGGCCAAACCTACAGCGGTAAGAGTGGCGAGCCACAGATCAACACTGGGACAGCAAACCCGCTTGATGACGTTTGCGGGAAGCGTCTTAGCAGCTGCAAGATCCGATTTGGCAACACAGCAGATCTGCCGTTTGGATCGTTCCCCGGTGTTGGCACGAGCTTCTCATGAGTGACTGGCGTTCTGCTGCGCTTGAGCACGCAAAAGCTGAAGCACCCCGTGAAGCTTGCGGATTGCTTGTCATCGTCAAAGGCCGTGAGCGTTATTGGCCTTGCAAGAACCTGTCGGAGTCACCGGAAGAGCTGTTCATCCTTGACCCGGTGGACTATGCAGCTGCAGAAGACGCTGGGGAGGTTATGGCTGTTGTCCACAGTCATCCGACCACGTATGCGGAAGCTAGTGAAGCCGACAAGGTTGCTTGTGAGAAAAGCGGACTGCCTTGGCACATCGTCAGTCTTGTAACTGGCGGCTGGTGCGAGATCAAACCATCTGGTTACAAGCAGGAGCTGCTAGGCCGTCAATGGGTGTGGGGCGTGAGCGATTGCTGGACGCTTGTCCGTGATTGGTATGCAGAAGAGGGTTTGCAGCTGCGTGACTGGCCTAGGCCGCAGCTATCCACCTTCAATGACAAACCAACCTTTGAAGATTGCTGGGCAGAGACTGGTTTTGTTGAGGTGCCATTTAAGGAGCTACGGAAAGGCGACTTGCTGCTGATGAATATCCATGGAGCGTTAGGGCTTAATCACTGTGCTGTTTATCTAGGCGATCAAGCGATGTTGCATCATCTTCGTGGCCGCCTTAGTTCCAGGGATTTATATGGCGGTTATTATCAGAAGAACACGGGTCGATACCTGCGCCACGAGACGAGGTTTT